ACGTAGATGAATTAAAATATTGCGCTTCTATATTGTCGTCTCTATTGCCCGTCAGGTCTCTCAAGTAGAAACTCAATAAAACTCTAATCTCTTCCCGTTCTTTATCGTTCACTTGACTTCCTCCACTTTCTTTTTCAAATAAGCCTGATTCCACTCAAAAGTTTTCGCGTTAAAACCATCAATACATTCCCCATACATATCGCGAAGGCAGTACATTTCCACCTCCTTTGGATAATCCTTTTGATGCAAAAATAAATGATCCTTATATGAGCCACACCGAATAATGTCAGATACTTCAATATCGAACCCGCGATTACCTAACCACTGCACCGCATCATTTTTATTCATCCTCATTCCCCCTGTCTAACTACAGGCTTAACTTTTCTTATTTCTTTCAAAGCCTCTTTTGCCGAGGATAACTGCTTGGATAAAACAACAACGGACTTTTCAGCTTCTTCAAGGTCTTGAATTCTTGTTCTTAGCTCGCGAAAAATCATATTTTCTGCATCAGAAATTAAGTCTGCTGTATGTCTTAATCCCAGATCGCAAGCATCGAAGTAACAATCCCCTAGCCTATTAAAAAGATCTTCTTGCTCCTTGGTAAGCGTTGCCGTTTCTTCTCTATTTATCGTAACGCTCATTTCACTTCCTCCACATCTTGTGTAAAAAAATCTCGGTGAACACAGTTAGCTCCGTACTCTTCAGGATAATCTGTACCGCCGAAGTCTTCAGCAATTTGATAAGCTTTCTGCTCGGCTTCTTCTGGGGTATTGGCTTTTACTGTGACCACCTGTCCTTCCTCAAGACATATCGCCACTTTGAAAGTTTTCATTTCACTTCCTCCAAGGCTTTCTTGACCAAGTCAAGCGACGCATCGCATTGACCAGATACTGTCCAATCGGTGTTTGTGACCGGACTACTAGCGACATAATAGTCGTAGACCATGACATATTCGTTATAGTCTTCGTTGTTGAGTTCGATTAACCACTCAGCCTGACTGCTGTAGCTGAAGAAGTCTCCCGAATGGCTTGGCTCGCCAAACGCCTTCACTAGGTTGTGAAACGATGCTTTGATCATTCCTACCTTTCGAAAACGTTGGTTGTAAAAAAGTTCGTGCTTGATAACTTCTACTGTCATTTTTCTGTCCTTACTTGATTAATGTGTAGGACAGTATAAGACCATTCCCATACCTATGTCAAACTTTCAAATAAGACGTTCCAATCCTCTCCCCGTGGGTTTTTTAAAAGTACTACTGGTTTGGTTCGTAGGCCGTGTTCCGCGACCTCTATGGCTTGATCCCCTGAGAACGAGTAAATATGCGTGTCTTCACCCTTCGACAACCGTATCCACACCCAAACATTTGCGTGTTGATGCTTGGTTAAAAACGATACTTGGTGGGGGGAAAGTCGCACGGTATTGCCGGAACATTGCTTGAGTTCGATTAAATGAAAACCGTTGTCGGTGGACAGTAGTAAGTCAGGCAAGCCTAGCGAGGCGATAGACTCAAGCCTCGTCGGTATCCACTTTGGTTTCAGTTTCTTCAGTTGATTCCGTAGGGAGTTCCAAAACTGGCTCTCCTTCTTCGTCGGACGAACCGGAGTAAGTGATGGGGGCATACTCATCTTTGATCTCCTGTAACGCTTTCTCGACCTCTTCTTTCGACATTGAGTCAATCGATCCATAACGCACTTCAGATTTGCTGACATATAAGCCCGCTATCTGCCCTCGAAGTTTCTCCGCCTGTACTGAAGCCGAATAAGCCCCGTTCGATAGAGATTCCTCTCGAAGGTGGTGTAAGTCTTTCAAGTGACGGTGGTAAGTGACCTCGTATTTTTTATTTAACTCGTTTCTATAATTTTGGATGGCGAGGGCTACGTTTGGATACCTGTTTGGGTTCATCAACTCTGAGGCTCGAACCCGAGCAGATTTAGGTGGATAACCCGCGTTAATCGCCGCGTCTACCTGTGTAATAAAACCGTCCTTGGTCACCATTTCTTGGACAAACAGTTCTTGTCGTCGAGTCAATTTTCTCTGAGATGGGTCTGCCTTTGGTTTCGGTGCCGCTTTTCTTCGATACTTTCGTTTTTGCGAGGACGGCAAAATATATCGGTCAGTCATAACTCTCTTCAATCTCCTCTAGCGTTTGTCGATGAAGAAACAAGGGGGTCTGTGAACCCACATAAGCACCAACCACATTGTATTCCATGTGATCGATAGCCATTTCCATAGCGTCCTCTTCACCGTCATAATCTTTCATCAAAATTTCAATACACTTATCGTAATCGTACACGATAACATCGTCAAATCCGCAACGGACACCCACCCCAATAACCGCATCATCAAACCCATCTGCTTTTAACATCAGCTACACATCGCTTTGCCGCGAGCGGCGGCCAGTTCAAATCGTTTACGTTCTTCCGCTTGGCATTTTTTCGAGCAATACTTTAGTTTTTTTCCGGTCAATGGTTGGTCGCAAGTGATACAACGCAACACGACGGGTTTGGCATACTTGGCTCTTCGAGCCTCTTCCTTTTCTAAATACAGACGCAAGTAAACTTCCAAACGCTGTGCGTCTGATTTATTGACCCGACCCTTTTGATCCAGTTGGTCTGACACATTCTTCGCCAGATCCTTCAAATTCTCAAGACTCATGCCGTATGCGCGGTTTCTTCTTGGTTTTTCTTAAAGGCTTCAACTTCTTCAGCTAAAAAAGCTTGATCGCTGTTTGAAAGATTAGCCTTCTTCCACGACTCAAAGATCACACGAAGCTGTCCGCTAATCGTGCGCCCTTCAATGTGGCTAATGGTTACAATCTGCTCGTAGATTTCTTTTGGAACCAAAATTGATTTCCAACGGGTAGTGTCCATATAGTTTTCTCCAATGGTTTATAGGATTATATCTGGTTTTATCAGGTATTTTCAAGGGGTTTCGCCTCACCCCAACTCTCTCCCAAATCAATGTCACATTGGCTTGGAACGCTCAGTTTTATTGCATTTTTCATTACCTCGGCATAGCCCAAAGCTTGCTCGGCAGAAGACACAGAAAAAGCCAGTTCGTCATGCACTTGAAGCAATGGGGTCACGCCCTGTTGGTACAGCAAAACAATAGCTTGCTTGGTCATATCGGCGGCCGACGCTTGAATCAGACGGTTAAGACTTTTGTAAGTGTATGCCCGCTTTAACCGAGTAGTGTTTCCGTGAAGCGCGAGGGCTTCATCGCGAGGCATAGCCTTGTGCATCTTAAATGAATCCGGCTCCCACAAGTCAAACCGACACTTTCTGCCCTTCAGACTGCGAATGGCACCGCTCGAACGCGGGTCATCCAACCTATTTTGTACCCCTTGCATCAGTTGTTTTACGAAAGGAACGCGATGGTGATACTGGCGAGTCAGGTCTTTTGCTTCATCGAGCGAAATGTCCAACTGTTCGGATAACTTGGTGACACCCATTCCGTACATCATAGCCAGATTGACTACTTTGGCTTGCTTGCGCGGTATTCCCGCCATCTCGGCAACCATGCTATGAAAATCTGTGGTCGGGTCGTTGCTGTATGCCTCGACAAACTCATCGACACCGCCGAGAGATAGGTTCTTACTGTCGCCGTAGACTTTGGCGTAATGAACCAAGATCCGTGGTTCTTGTTGCGAATAGTCTATCGCACTCCACTGCTCGCCCTCTTCAGGTAAAAACAAACTTCGTATCATTGGCCCCAACTCGGGGTCGCGAGCCGGAATTTGCTGTAAATTGGGGTTGTTCATGGAAATTCTGCCAGACACCGTACCGCCCTCGTCTGACCGAACCTGATTGATGTGGCTGTGAATGCGGTTGTCCTTGGTGACGTGCTTCATAATGTTTGTGATAAACGTCGAGTGCGTTTTGTTTAGCTCTCGGGCTTGCACCACAAGTTTTGGCAATTCGTGTGGGTTCTCTGTCAGAAAAGATTTGGTGAACGAAGGTGCTCCCTTTTCTGTCTTCGGGTAAGGTATGCCCACGCTGTCGAATGCCTTGGCTAATGACTGAGCCGCCCAGATCTCAACGGTACTGCCGACCAGAGACTTAATTCTTTTGTGCGTTTCCTTTTCTCGCTTGATTAATTCTTGTTTGGTGCGCTCCGCCCTGTCCATGTCTACCCGAATGCCGTTCCATGTCATGTCCACGAGGCACGGCAAGAGAGCCGTTTCCATGTCGAACACGTCCCAGAGGTCTTCCTCGTTTAGCTTTTGCTTGAATACCGACCACAGGTCTAAGGTTAGCTCTGCATCGGTTTCGGCGTAGGGGCCAACAAACTGGGAAGGTAGCTTGTACATCTCAGCTTTTGGGTCGATACCAAAAGACTGCGCGGCCTCGACCAGACCCTTCTCAGACTTGACCTTGTTGAGATAATCGTAAGCCACCGCATTGAGGCTAAAACTGAAACGGTTTTCGTCCAGAAGACTTGCGGTCATCATCGTGTCGATAATTCGACCATTTACGTCCAACCCTTCGCGTTTTAACCACCCATAATCGTACTGCGCGTTGTGCATAATTTTGTCACAAGGCAGAGAAAGCACCTTTTTTAGCCACTTTTTGACCAAACGGTCGTCCAAATTGCCCCCTCCGACGTGTTTCGTGGGCAGATAGCCCTTCCAAAACGACGTTGCGACAGCGTAGCCGACCACTTCACCCCGTCCAGTAGGCCAACCCGCCCCTTGAACCTTTAAATAAGGGTCTTTTGTCTCAAGGTCGATTGCAATTTCAGTCGCTTGACTCAAGTCGGGTAGCTCTAACGGCGGTACCCATTCCGATTTCGGCGCAAACATCGCCATTTGTAATGGTTTACTCATACTAAATAGTTCTCAAAATAATCCTGTCCGTCCATTAAAAATAAGTTTTCTCTTGCCCGCGTGACGGCAACGTAAAAAACTCGGTGAATGTCTGTGTTCTGTGCGCGAGAAGCAGCCGGAGTCAATGAAGTCAACAAAACCACATTATCCGCTTCACCTCCCTTCGAAGCGTGAATCGTGGACAAACGGATACGAGGCTTGCCATTGAAGGACTCGCCCCGACGCAATAATGCAGTCATGTAAGCCCTATCTGTCGCGGGTAACTTATCCATTGCCTCGTGCCATATTTCATCCTTGGTTGCCAAAAGACCAAAATCGTCTTGCAACCGCTCTAAACTAAATAATTCTTCTTCCTCGGCATTGATGGTCTTATGCCCTCTCGCTATCTTCTTGCCATTGCCTGACATGTAGCTGTAAATGGTCTGTGCGGCGTGAAGCGTGACCTCTCGACCTTTTCTCAATTGCTCCCACCCATTGACCGCTTCAGAAAGACGCTCGGATATTGAGCGACCGTGTGCTTTCTCAAACAAGAAACCCATACTTCTAAGGCTTGCGTCAAAATCATCTAAGAAGAAATTGGCTTGAGCCAGTACGAGCCAAGACCCCTCGCCCATATCGAGTTCGTCCATGTCATAAATACGTCTAACGGTGCCTTCGGCTTGTTTTGGCAAGTATTTTTTAGGAAACCTATCTGTAATTCTGTCGGCAATGCGCTCTGCAACCTCATGAACCTGTCGAGGTATACGGTAAGATTGCTCTAAGACCTGAGAACCCGAGTCCAACTCAATGAAATGCTGTACGTCAGCACCGCTCCAACGATAAATTGCTTGGTCGTCATCGCCCGCCACATACATTTTGTCGGATATGTCGTCTAAAGAGTGGGCTATGTCCCATTGAATAGGACTTAGATCTTGCGCTTCATCCAAAAAACACAGCTTGAAACGAGGGGTGCAGTTCTTCAACTGCCGAGCGTACATCACCAACATATCCGTATAGTCTAACAAACCGTTGCTGACCTTGTATTCTCGGTAGGATGTGTCGATGTAGCTAACCTCCGTCCAATCGTGGTAAAAGTCGGTTCGGTCGTACTCTTCTCGCAAACTGACCTTTTTGATTGCCGCTAAATTAATTAAACCCAATACAGGGTGGTCAGTCACCGCTATTTTGCCGTTCTCGAACTCTGCGTCGTTCTTGATTGTGGTTAAACGTATGCCTGTGTACTGCGCCAACTCTTTATAGTTTTCTGTTTTCATGAGCTGACTGTCCTGCAAGCCCAACATTCGATAGGAAAGCGAATGCAACGTGCGAAAGAAAAACAGGTCAGCGTCAGGATCTAAGCTAAAACGTTCAGATGCCCGCTCTTTAGCCTCGTTCGCGGCTTTCCGTGTGAATGCAAGAAACGCTATTTCGGTGGGCGCAATGCCCTCCGACAAGGCTTTGTCTACCATGTTCAGCAATGTGGTGGTCTTTCCTGTGCCGGGGGGTCCGAATATCCTAAACATTTTTTAGTTTTTTAGGTTGTGGTGGGTATTCCTGTGTAGAGTAGATTTTACGTAACTTTTTTGTAACAAGATTAAAAGTACCAATAACATCACCACGTTTAAGTCCTACCTTATACAGAAAATTAAAAACCTTCCGGTAAAAATTTAAAAATTCCTGTTTTGGTTTTTCAAGATGAAAACGGTAATCCAAGTAAAAAAGGGCATACAAAGGATACTTATTTAAATAATCTTTTATGCCACCTTCAAAACAATAATCAAGTTGTTTTACCTGTAACGGAGTAGACATAGTGTGATATGCCCACGAAGAATGCCAACGGTTTCGTTTTATTTTTTGATTCACCCACCAAGGTAAATACTGCAAATTTTCTGGCACGTGCAACCCGCTAACTGTTTCTCCAACTAAGGGTACAATATGGTCTACATCGTAGCCCTCTGGGCAATTTTTATATATTTTAGCTATGGCTTCTTTGTCCGCCCATACAGGCATTCTTTTCATTCTTTTAAAAACATAATTTCTGTCCGTAACATTTACTCTATTTCTGTTACTAGTTTTCCATCTTTTCGCATTAGCTTTATATTTTTCTGGGTTAGCTTGGTAACATAATTTTTGCTGCTCTTTTACTTTTTCTAAATTATTTTCGCGATATCTTTTCTTTCTTTCTTTTAATTTTTTTTGATCTATACCCACGTTATTCCTCCTTAAAACGGTACGTCGTCTGGGTTTCCAAAATCAGGGGTCTGTATGTCATCCACAGGTGCCCCGAAAGTAGGTATTGACCAAACTTTGTACGCTTTTCCTTTAATTTTTAAACTCATGGCCTCGCCGTTGATGTCCCGAAGACGCTGTGCCATTTTGTGTGTTTTGTATTCAAAGAACCGATTCTTCTTTAAAAAGTTTTCGAAGTCTCGAAGCCGGAAAAAGGTGCGATTTGCATCTTCATCCGTCCACGGACGGCGTAGTAATATCTCTTCCCTGTTTTTGGCGGTTTGCATCGACACGCACCACTCCTCCAAGTAGTCATAAAACTGACCTGCAACAGAAGCGTCCTGAGACACCTCAATGACACTGCCCTCAGTTTGTTGCATGGTATCGAGTAACGCGTTAATACGGCCCTCCCACGAAGGTTTTGACATACTTCTAGGCATGTACGACAGTTGATCTACACAAGATTTCTGAAATTGCAGTTGGTTCATCAATCCATCGGTGTCTAGCTCCAACGGCTGACCGTTAACATCCAAAAACCAGACGGGCGGCTGAGAGTTATACTTCCTTAGATTGGCTATGACCACACCAGAAGTCGCGGCATCAATCCCAAACTTTCGGGTTCGACACAAGTCGCTATTGCAAAAAGAAACAATCGGCGTGTCCTTGCACATGTAAGCGTAGTCTTTCTTCTGCAACTGCTTTGCCACGACGTTGACTTCATTTAGAGGCAACGGTGGGTCGAGATAAAGCATATTGTAATTAAGAATTTCTGTTTCCCAAGAATCTGGGAATGCTTTTCTCAGGTATACACCTAAGTTAAACAAGCCGTTATTTCGACCACCTTCACTAATCTTTTGAGAACACAAGTGCTGTAGGCAAGGCGGGCCGTCCTTCATGGGTTTGGCCTCGTCCTCGTCAATCACTAGCGCCGACAATTCCTCGGGCGTTAGTACGTACTTATTATATAAGTCAAAGAACTCGGGAAGCGTAGCCGCAGAGCCGTCATCTAAGATAGCGTACCGCAACCCATCTTCCGCATCATAATAAGGTGTGTTCAGAAAATTCCCTGTATCACCTCTATCAAGCTCTAGCCGAACCTGCTTCGGGAATATTTCAGATCCCGCGTAAGACAAAGCCGCCGCTATGTGCGTCAACACAGCTTGCATCTCTTTTGCCGTAACCCATTCTTTTGTAAACAAAAAACAATGGGCACCGCCCGATTTACTACGACAGACCACCATTGGTATCTTCGCAGCTCGAATTCTTTCTACTAATTTTCCGTGGTCAAGCGGGTACGTATCAACATCAATACAACCCCACCTACAACTATTGTTCTCATTAATGGGAATAATTCCCAAGGCCGTACCTTTACCACTCAAATGCCCTTCCCACAATTCCGTGGTCCGTGGTTCGCGAACTATCGAAGCCCGCCCACTCTGTTTTCCATTTGACTGCTTTTTATCTATTCGATACGTGCCATATGCCTGTTCCAAGCCACAAAAAATGGCTGAAAATCGTTTTGCATCCGACATACTGAAACCTCAAAAAAAGGCGGTGTTGCCACCGCCTCGCCCAATCAAAATGGTACGTGTGCCCCGCTCGCGTCAGTACCTTGCTCAGAAGTGTGTTTAACTTCCACCTCACCTTTCAGAATTGATTCTGAAAAGGCTTTTGCTTGAGCATAAAGACCCCCATCTCCCACAACTTCGTGAAGGGTAATCTCCCACCCATGCCAAGAACCCTTTGAGTTTTCCTCAGAATTGGTCTTGAACAGGTAAGTGTGGCTGAAACGTGGCGGTGTGAACTGCCCGTTCTTGCCCTGCATCACGCGACTTGCGACCATGCTGTTGAATTTTCTTGATTTCTTCAACTGCGTAGACTTCATCGCTATCAATGCGTGAGTCGCGACCCCTGACTCGGGATCAATCATCAACACAAAATGCTGATGAGTTTCTTCGAGGTAAGAACCCTCACCCCCAACCACATAATCGCGGTTGTCGTCAGAACTGCGCTCAACTTTGGGTCGCTCGTCTGCCGGAGTGTAGATGTTTACTGGGGCACCGGAACCACTACCGCGTGGCATCCACTCCAGAAAACGTCGTTGATAGGCGCACGGCACAACTTTCACCCCTGTAGCACCCTTGTAGTACTCACCTGTCACGGTGTTATAGATGTCCCCTGCCTTTGCGTCAATCGTATCCAAGATTGGGTCTTGGCGCGATAACACTTTGAGAAAAGGCAGAGCTAAATCTTCTTGCCCTACATTTTCTAAACCGAGGTTTGCATCTTCCTCAAAAATAGCAGAGTCAAACACAGTGATGCCCTGCTCCTTATTCTTCGCCACTTTCGTGCTTTTTTCTTCGTCAGCCATTATTTTTTTCCTCTTTTTATCGTTGCTCGTTGCCCGCAATAGGCTCCAAATAGTTCCATCGGAAGTTCCTTTCCGCCTTCAATCTGCTCTTTCACCCACGCTTTCAGCGTAGACGGATGCACACCTGTTTTCTGCTGCGGCACCAATCCTTGCGAATTAGCAAGATCCATAAAAGCCTGTGCTTCTTGATGATCACCGCGACCAAAATCACACGACACACTGTTCTTGATCAATCCGTCATGTCCATTGGCCTCTAACCATGCAAAGGCTTCTTCTTTGTTGTCGTTTTTAATGTGAGCACCGTAAGTACTCTTCACTTCGACACTACTGCCGTCATCTAGGGTAAATTTATTGACCCCAATTTCTTGCAGTGCGGCAGGTAAGTCTTCATCCGTAAGCTTCAACAAACCCTTCTTGGCTTGCTTCAACTGATCCTCCAAGTCAGACACAGTTAACTCCGCAGAGTTAATCATCCTAGCCAGTTCGGCTACCGATTTAATCTCCTTGGAATCAAGCGTGTCGAGTTGAGAAGTTGCGGAATCCGATTCCATTTCTTCTAAAAAATCATCACTCATATTTTGTCTCCTATTCGTGAATCGTCGTTGAAGTACCTTTCGATACTTGAATTTATAATGGTAATCGCATAATATCTAATAGTCAACAGGCAGGAACAAAAATGAATTACGAGCCGAAAACTGATTTTTACGACCACCAAAAGACCACCCTCGAACAATGCGCTGACGCAAAGTATTGGGGCCTATTCCTTGAAATGGGTGTAGGTAAATCCAAGATAGCCATCGACAATTTTGCGCTACTCTTCGAGAAAAACTCGATAGATACGGTTTTAGTTTTAGCCCCCAAAGGTGTGTATGACAACTGGGTAAAGAAAGAAATACCCACACACCTACCCGACAGAATAGAACATAAGATTGCGCGGTGGCAACCCAACCTGACAGAAAAGTTTAAAGAAGAAATGCGTCAGATAGTGTTTCGAAAAAACAGAGAAGGAGGCTACCTGCACATATTGGTTATGAACATGGAGAGCATGTCCACCACAAAAGGGGCAAGCACCGCGTTTCGTTATCTACAAGAGAACCCAAAGAACATGATGATTGTGGACGAAAGCACTACGATAAAAAACAGGAAAGCATTGCGAACTAAAAATGTAGTCAAGGCGGGCAAGTTAGCTTTATATAAAAGAGTTTTGACCGGAAGCCCTGTAACCAAGTCACCGATGGATTTATTTAGTCAGTGTGAGTTTTTAAGCCCTGACGCGCTCGGTTTTAAAAGTTTCTTTAGCTACCGAAACCGATACGCCATCATACAAAAAAGGCACATGGGTCCGCGAAGCTTTCAAGAAATTACAGGGTATCAGCGTCTTGATGAACTTAACGAAAAGCTAGATACGTTCACCACACGGATACTAAAATCCGAGTGCTTGGATTTACCTGACAAAGTGTACCTAAAACGAGAGGTGCCT